CAAACGCCAGACTGCTAGACCAGTAAACACAAATGGTTTGTCAAAGTTAGATCTTGATAAAATGCTATTCATTTTGGATAGCCTAAAGAATGGAAGTAAAAATGATAGTGGCAGTTCAGGGAACGAACGACTTTGATGATTACAACATCTTTATTCGTGCCATGGGCGTTGCTATGTCTAGCATGGGAGAAAACGATAAAGAGTTCGTAATATATTCTGTCGGTCCCGTGAAAGTTAATTCTTTTGTTTCAGAGTTTTGTAATTTATCAGAACGTGGAATGAAGGGAAGAGGTCGTAAAATTAAATTTTATAAGGTAACAAATTCTTGGTTAGAACAAAATATAAACACGATAAATTATTTTGCTTTTCTTTCTAAACCAAAACAGGTTAACTCTAAGTTAGTTTCTGTTGCCGAACTTAATAATGTAGAAGTTGGAATTTTTAAATACTAAGGAGAACAATGATAGTTAATAAATTAGAAACAATGGAAAAAATAGTAAAATCTAATTACATGCTTGATTGGGTTGGCTGGGATGTTGCAGAACGTAAAAAAACAGATATGGGTAGAACCGCCGTGAATGGCGTAAGGGTCAAGGGTCAGTGGTACACACAACGAGTATTTAAACTGGATCGCAATGGCTGGGACATTCCTAACAAGTATACGATGTAGGTCCATAAATGAAACAACACTTATGGAAAGACAACGCTGCATGTCTTGGTCTTGAAAACAATTTGTTTTTTGACAAATATGAAGACGATGTAAACGTTAGACCAAAGGTAGATTCAATTTGTTCTGCTTGCCCAGTTAGAAAAACATGTTTTGCAGTTGGCGTTTCTAATAAAGAGTGGGGAATTTGGGGCGGTATTTATTTAGAAAGCGGAGAGATATCAAGAGAGTTTAACAACCACAGAAGCAAGGTTGGTTGGGCAGACACTTGGGAATCTTTAACTATGGACAAATAAATGTACACATCTGATATGCGTAGAGCCTTTCATTCTGTTATTGCTCCAAAAGGATTTAAGGTTGAATTAATTGACAATGAGCACTTCCTTACAATAAAATTAGATGAGAAACAGTTTTTACATATGGTTCATGATGAAAAAATACAAGCACTACAATATGTTGTTCAGGTAAAAAATGCTTTAGAAATGAATGGAGCAATCGTGTTGGTTACTAGGGATCCTATAAAATAATGCAAACCTTCCTGCCTTACAAAGACTACGATCAATGTGCAGAGATACTTGACAATAAAAGATTAAATAAACAGATATTAGAAGCCTATCAAATACTTAAGGTTTTGTCTGGTCAGTCTTCATCAGGGGCTTGGCGCAATCACCCAGCGGTATTGATGTGGAAGAGTGCTGAAAAATCATTACGCTTATATACCAAAGCCATGATTAAAGAGGCTAAGGTAAGGGGGATTAAGACAGACAAGAACGAGGCCAACATAGAGGCTCTAGAGGCCGTTTGTGGGCAGATTTGGGGTATCTCTAAGCCTTTCTGGCAAGGTAGCCTACACGTCAATCGTGTCAATATCACTCATAGGGCTAACTTATATCGTAAAGATCCTATCTACTATGCTGAGTTTTATCAAGATACCTTGAGTAAAGACAATAAGCCCTGTTGTGATAAATGTTTATATTATTGGGTTACTCATGCTACCCGCACAGTTTGACAATTTCAGGATAAACTAGTACAATTAGATACATGGAGGCAAGTTGTGGATAACATTATTATTGCTGTTCTGGGAACCCTTACCCTCTCTTTTGCTATAGCCTACCTATCTGTATTAAACAGGCTTTCTAAACTAACTCAAGAGTTTGCTAAACTATTTATATCTCATGAATCATTACAAGAGTTTGTCAAAAAAACTAAGTTTGAGTCAAAAAGCGATGAAGATATTCATAAAGAAAGTTTTATTAAATTTTTATCAGACTCTCGTGATTGGGCTTTTGGTTATATTGAGGATGTTCAAAAAGCATTAGAACAATTTATTTCCTATGCAGAGCCAGAAATTAATTATTTTAACGAAAATAACGACACCTCCAAGGGGACTGATTATGATAACTTTATGAAAAAATTTTCCAAAGAGTATAAAGAATTAAAAAAACTTATGCCTGTAGACACGATAACAAAAGATGCTTGATTCAAGGGGAATTCCCACATGCAAGTGCCCAGAATGTGGTGGTATATTGTTTAGGGCTTTAGTCGGTTTTGATCCAGAAACATACACCATATCTAACTATCATTTAGATATTCAATGTAATGAGTGTGGGGCTTTGGCAACCGCTCCAACTCCAGTGGATCATCCTACGAATCCAAGCAGTGGTATGGGGATGAAAGAATGAAAGAGATAGTCTTATCAACTATAACAGGTTTTGGGTGCGGCGCAGTGTTCGCAGCATTCAAATTGCCAGTACCAGCACCACCAGTTTTTGCGGGAGTCGCAGGAATTATTGGTCTGTGGATTGGTTTTACAATACTAACACAAATTATATCCTAGGAGGAATAATGGAAAAAATAATCAATGATAAAACAAAGGCAATGCTAGCGTCCTACGGTCGCTCAGTTCTTGCATCTGGTCTTGCTTTATACATGGCTGGCGTAACAGATCCAAAGGATCTATGGGCTGCACTAGTTGCTGCTATAGCGCCCGTTGCATTGAGAGCACTCAATCCTGCAGATAAGGCATTTGGCATCTTGCCTGATGCTGCTGAAGTTGATAAGGCTCTTAAGTCTGCAAAGGCAAAAGTAAAGAAAGTTACTAAGAAGTAATTTATCTTTTATCAGATAGCCAGTCTAGAGATAGGCTGGCTTTTCTGTTTACTCATTAATAACTTTTAACCATTTATCTTTTAAAACATCTACAGAAAAATTATTAAAACCTATTTCTGCAGCCTCTTGCTTGGACTCGTACATATTATCGCTGTTAATATAATTGTCAACTAATTCTGCTAATTTTTCAGGGTTAGCATTATAAATATTTACCATTAATTTAGTTTTAAATTTACCACCTATGCTTGAATCTACTAACCACTTTTCTGGAAGTATGTGGTTGTTAGGAGATATGTTTGTCATAAAAACGGGTAGACCACTGATTAAGGCCTCATTCATAGGTAAACATAATCCTGCATACCGTCTTGGCAAAACCATTGCATCAAATCCATCATACAGGTCTTCTTTATCATTTATGTTATTATTTTTAATAGTTATTCTTTCATCTTTAAGATTAAAAACTAATGGGGTTTGACTTGTTATTACAAGTTCATAATCTGCTTTTGAATAACTTAACATTTCTATTACAGAGTCAGTTCCGTTTCTGTCTTTTGATGCTTTTTTACCAGCAACATGAAGTATGCGCTTGTGAGTTCTTGATAAATTATTTTGTCTTGCTTTATTAAATAAAGATGTATCTGTTGGTGGTGGAAGGTGAATTAATTTTGTTTTTGACCCAAATCTTTCATTAACAATATCCATATTCCATACACTTGGAGAAATTAAAACAGTTGGTAGTTTCCATTCAGGGTTTGACAAATTACCAAATAGTTCGTAATTATATTGCAAAATAGTTTTTACACCACGCTTGTTTGCAAACGCTATTAAGTTTTGATCATAAAAGGTTTCACAACTTAACACAACATCTACATCATTTAAAAATATTTTTATTTGTTGAACAGAGGGAAAGCCATCTGTCTTAATACAATCATACTGGTTATACCACTCTGGATGTTGTTCATTTCTATTAAACGGGGTAGAGTCAATTAAAAGAATCTTATCAGGGTTAAGCATATTAACTAACTCTCTAGTCTGATTACCAAGACCAGTGTTATCTGATCTTGCTATGATTCCTAGTCTCATTCTTTATACCCCCAAGTTTTATCATCGGAAGTATATTTTCTTGTGCCTTGACGACCATCTAAATGATAAGAGCGTTTAATATTACCTTCAGGATGATATATCCAAAGTTTGTGCATATCCCAACCTTCTTGACTAAACTTCCCATATGGAGTTATATCATCTTGAATTGCTCCATGAAACGTATCTTCTATAAAAAATTTATCTTTACATTTTGGTAGCACAATATCTTTATAATATTTTTTTCTACTTAAATGTGGTCGCTGACTCCATTGTGTAGTTTTCATAAAGCCATCTTCTAATCCAAACATAAGATGTTCGTGATCTTTTGGTATAAATGCTTCAAAATGAAAACGAATAGTGTTTGCCTTGTTGTATTCAAACATATCCAAGCACTTATCCCAGTCTATTGGTGTATCTGGAGTCAAAGGAGCATCGCCTTCAACGTAAAGTAATAGCGGTGTTTTAACTTCAGTAATTGTTTGACGCATCATATTGGTTTGATGACTATGTTCTTTAAATATAAAAGGTAATATGTTTTTATCTTCATGTAAACACTTCCACAAAATGCGATTTTTATATTTATCATAATCTTTTTTACGATTTTGTTGTTCTTCTCTAAGACCATCTATCTGCATAATAATTTCGTTGTCTGGAAAATGAACACGAATATCACTAATAGTTTGATCTATCATTTTTGTGCTTGGGTGATCTGTAATTACAGAAGTAGCCATGACAATTGTTATATCTCTTTTATGCATTTATTTGCCTCATTAACTCAATAAAAAGATCTCTTTTATATTTAATCCACCAACAAACAATTTGATGCATTTCAGATGTGTAGTTATTTAATAAGTCAGGTAATAAATTAGATAAGGTTTGCCAATTTTCAACAGTTTTTATTGAGTGCTCACCTTGAAATAAAAAATTAAAAAAATCTGTATTTTGCATTTTTGAATCTAACTTATCTCCTATGGGCAAACAAAGCATTTCAATTGCCTCATAAAATCTAAATGAATCAATGACCATTGCTCCACTAGGGCAAGGAACAATTTTTGATAAAAACATTTTATCGTAATATGATTTCGGACTTAAGCCTTCT